GCAACAATCAAACATTCGGCGGATATAGCTACTGACTTAAAAGCAGGACATACTGCAACCGGTGAAGGATTTGGAGAATTCTATCCTGAAAGAGGTATTATAGTTCTTAACGCTAAAGCAATAGGAAACGTAGTTGGTAATGTTGGTGAAGTTGGATTCCTAAATACTGGTAGTTTACAAGGTGGTATAGCAACAACGCACGAAGCATATAACCAAAAATTACTATTCTACGCAATTAAAAAAGGTGGTGATTTCGAAGCACGTAGAACTGAAAACATTTCTACACAACACTTCTTTGTAAGAGCAACGAATAGAGAATTTAACTATTCTAATAACCCTACATATGTAGATGCTAATGGATTCTTTACCGAACCAACATTTGAAACTGACCCTCAAACGTTTGTTACAACTGTAGGTCTTTATAATGATTCAAACGAATTGATTGCTGTGGCAAAAACTTCTCAACCAATTGTTAAATCATTTGATAAAGAAGTTTTAATTAAAGTTAAACTTTCATTCTAATCAATAATTATTTTAGATAAAATGATAAGCCCCCTAATCAAAGGGGGTTTTTCATTTATAGAATATTTATATAAAAGAAAATAATAGATGTTAAAACAAATTCCAAAATCCGATATTATAGTAAGACCTCTCAAAGTTTATAAAGAATGGAGATTGGATGAAAATGATATTAACCCTATTTTTGCTAAAAGTGGGAGTATTGGGGATTATGATGCAGAAATTGAAGAAAAATCATATGGATATTCTAAAATAAGTTTATTTCGTTCAATAAAAGCACAATTTTATTTAAATCCAGAAACATCTTCAATGATAACGGAAGTTGGAAGAAGAAGGTCATACACTTCAAAAAACGAAAGAGTTTTACAGGAACAAATGGCAGTTTTTTCAATTCCACAATCTTATTATGGAGAAGGTATAAAGCCAGGTACTGTTGTGTTAACCAACGATGCAACTTCAAAAACATTTACCGATGATAGTTATTCAAATTTAATAGATTCCGGTAGTAATGTAGCTGGTAATATTTTTTATGATAGGGGATTAGTTGTTTTAACTAGAGATATAACAAGTGGTTCTGGTGCTGGAAATTTAACTCAATTTACTTTGGATTTTCGTTCTACAAAAACAATATATGAAAACGAAATATTTATACCAGTATTGGAAGGAGAATTTAATTTTTCACAAAACCCATCGGCAGTATATGAAGATGGTGCTAAAAAAGTTAGAATAACCACAAGTAGGGCTGAATCACTACGAAAAAAACCAAATGATTTAGTTACTACTGATTATTATGATGCTGGGATTAAAAATGTAAGAAATTCAAAATATGCTTATGTTTCTAAATTAGACCCTACTAAATTTGGTAGTTTTGATGATTATGAATATAGTGGTTCAATAGACCCAACTGGTTCTTATTTAGCTCCATATATTACAACAATTGGGTTGTATGATGATTCATTATCATTACTAGCAGTTGCAAAATTACCACAACCAATTAAATCAGAACCAAACTATCCAGTTAATTTTATAATACGTTTCGATACATAACGTTATATTTATACTAAATAAACACATATAAAAATGGCAAGCATTGTTGATATATACACAAAATCAATTCCTAAAACAGGAGTAGCTAATATTAAAGGTGGAGATAAAACTCCAATAAATGCGGATGGTGGGTTAAACCTATCAACTGATGAAACTAAACTTAGCAAAGCTAGAAAAGGTGCAGTGAATACTACAAAAAAGTATTCAGAACTTTTCAAAAAATAATCAATGAGTTGGAAATTTAATGGAAATATTGTTACAGAGGAAAACACACCGGAAGGTGCAGTTGGGTTTATCTATAAAATGATACACATACCAACTGGTAGATTTTATATAGGGAAGAAATCCCTAAATCAGGTTCGAAGATTGAAGCCCCTTAAGGGTAAGACTAGAAAGAGAGTTGTTAGAAGTGCTTCCGATTGGGAGAAATACTATTCATCAAACGAATGGATTAAGTCCGAAGTAAAAGAAGGTAGAGCTGGTGATTTTGAAAGAGAAATTATCCAGTTTTGCTTTTCAAAGAAATCCTTATCATATTACGAAATTAAATGGCAGTTTCATTACGATGTACTGGCCAATGAACAAGCAATAAACGAAAACCTTATGGGAAAATTCTTCCGTAGGGATATTATAAACCCATAGTTATGACAATACCTCAAATCGCACATAAGTACGGAATCTCCGAAGCTTATTTAAACGCAAAAGATGATGCACTTCAAATAGCAGCGGCATCGTTAGTAGACCTTAAAGGAATGGTAACCAATAATGTACCAAGAGAGCAAATTGCTAACAAATTACAATTTTTAGCAGACTTCCTTTATGATGTAAAGAATTCCAACCATTAATTAGGTTATATCGGATAATTTTCGTATATTTGTGATAATAATATCCAAACTATGCTATCTGGTAGGAATAAATTACAAATAATTACAATATTAGATTCTACACTCGGAGTGGGTTCATCCTTAAAGGGAAACGAACAGGCACACCATTGTCCATTTTGTAATCACCACAAAAAGAAACTTCAAGTCAACTTAGATACTCAAAGATGGCACTGCTGGGTATGTGATTCTAAAGGTAGAAGTATATATTCTCTACTCCGCAAACTCAATGTAGATGTTAGGGACCTGAATAAGGTTAGAGATGTATATGGAGATGAACCTGAATACGATTCTAAAGAAGAATATGTAGTTAAGTTACAACTACCAAAAGAATTCAAACAATTGTACTTTTGCCCAAAAAGTATCAACCCCGCTTATAATCAAGCCCTTCACTATTTAAATAAAAGAGATATCACAAAAGCTGATATCGTAAAGTATAACATCGGATATTGTGAAGATGGGTTATATGGTGGTAGGGTTATTATACCTTCTTACGATGACAATGGTGACCTTAATTATTTCGTAGCTCGTTCTTTTTATGAAGATGAGAAAATGAAATATAAGAATCCGCCAATTAGTAGAGATGTAATTGTGTTTGAGAATCAAATAAATTGGAACGAACCAATTATTTTAGTAGAAGGTGTATTTGATTCATTTTCAGTAAAAAGAAATGTAATTCCATTATTAGGTAAGTTCTTACTTAGCAAGTTAAAAAACAAAATTATGGAAAAGGGTGTTACCGATGTAACAATTATGTTAGATTCTGATGCCGTAGATGATTCTACTAAACATACGGAATGGTTTATGAAAAATGGGATTAAAGTAAAAAATATTATACCAACTGATAAAGATGCTGGTGAAATGGGATTTAAAAAAGTAAACGAATTATTGAAAGGAGCTAAAGAAACCGGATGGGATGACTTAGTCCTATCCAAACTAAATAATATATGAGTAAATTAAAAAGAATTTATCATATTGCGGATATACACATTCGTAATGTAAAAAGACATAAAGAATTTAGAGAAGTATTCTACTCTATGTTCGATGAGATTAAGAAAAGAGGAACTGAAGATTCTATTATTTATTTGGCAGGTGATATTGCACACGCTAAATTGGAAATGTCACCTGAATTACTAAAAGAAATAAGTTGGTTATTAACGGAGTGTACAAAACATTGTGAAACTATTCTTATTGCGGGCAATCACGATTGTAATATGAATAATTCGGATAGATTGGATGTACTTACTCCAATTGTAGATGCATTAAAATTACCAAACCTACATTATTTAAGAGATACTCAAGTTTACGGAATAGGTGATGTGGATTTTGCAGTATTCAGTATATTTGATAACAAAAATAATTGGCCTAAAGCCGATGCATTATTTGCAAACAAAAAGATTGCACTATTTCACGGACCAGTTGATAACTCTCAAACCGATATCGGATATGTAGTATCTTCACGTCATTTTACAACTGATATGTTTGATGGATATGATTTAGCCCTATTGGGGGATATTCATAAAAGACAAGAGATGATATCACCATCCGGTTGTAAAGTGGTATATGCCGGTTCTTTGGTACAACAAAACTTCGGTGAGACATTAGATAAGCACGGATTCTTAGTTTGGGATTTAGATACAATGACCTATGAGGAAGTTGATATCCAAAACGATTATGGATACTATACTTTAGATGTTGATGGTGGCGTTGTGCCGGATGTAACTGATATGCCGTTGTATCCTCGTTTAAGAGTGAGGATAACTAATACGGATACCGCAGATACAAAGAGAATGATGGCGGACATTACGGCAAAGTATGGTGTGGAGGACTTTACAATCATTAGAACGGATACATTTAATAAGAAGAAAACCAACGATAGAGAAGCAAGGTTGGAAGTAGACAGCATAGCTGATATAAACCATCAAAACTCTTTAATCGGTGAGTATATTGAACGTATGATGCCATTTGTGACAAAGGAGGACTTAGCTGGAATAGAGAAAATAAATCGTGACATTAATAGTAGAATACAACCATCAGAACTACAAAGAAACATAAGCTGGAAACCAATTAAGTTTGATTTCAGTAATATGTTCTCATACGGAGAGAGGAATGTAATCAACTTCGATAAGATAAACGGACTGATGGGATTATTCGCACCAAATGCACAAGGTAAATCATCCCTATTTGATGCAATCTCATTTTGTTTATTCGATAAGTGTAGTAGGGCTTACAAAGCATCTGCTATTATGAACAATCGTAAAGCCGATTTCCATTGCCAATTAGAATTCTCCGTAGATGGAGTTGTCTATGGTATTCGTAGAGAGGGAAGAACAATCAATAAGGGAAAGAACGTTAAAGTGGATGTGGACTTTTGGAGAGAGGGAGATAGTGGTAGAGAATCACTTAACGGAACGGAACGTAGGGATACCAACCAAGTTATTGAAACCTATGTAGGAAGATATGAGGATTTCATTATGACGGCCCTTTCACTACAAGCTAACAACGCCCTATTCATTGATAAATCACAATCGGAAAGGAAAGATTTGATGGCTCAGTTTATGGGCTTGGATATATTTGATAAGCTGTATGATACTGCTACTAACGATATCAAAGATGTAAATGCACTTATCAGAAATTTCAGAAAGACCGACTTCACTTCGGAATTAGCCCAAAAAGAAAACGACTTGAATTCAAAGAGAGAGGAGTATGATAATTTAGATGCTGAGAAGTTAGAATTGGAAATTAGAAAGGGTGAGTTGGATGAACAAATAATAAATCTATCCCAACAAATCATTCCAATACAAGGTAATTTAAACATTGATACTCTAAATTCAAAACTTAAAACAATTGAGGGTGATTTAACAACTTGGGGTGGTACTAAATACAAATTAGTTGAAAAGCATACGGAGGCTAAAGAATTGGTTAGAGAAGCCAAAGAAATGGTTGATTCTAAAGTTACTATAAACGGAACTGATATTGGTGATGCTCAAATACAATTGAATTTAGTTAAAGGGCAAATCAAAGATACATTACATCAGATTGAATTATTAGAACAAACAATTGAAACCAACAAAGAGAAGTTATCACATTTAGCAGAGCATGAGTATGACCCTAATTGTAACTTTTGTATGAACAATGTATTCGTAAAGGATGCAAATGAAACTGAAAAGAAATTAGGAGAGCAAGGTAATCAATTAGAAATACTAAACATATTACATGGTGCTCTTATAACTCAATTAGGTGAATTGGCTGGAGTTGAAGACCAATTCCGTCAATGGAAACAATGGACTGATGAGCATAGTAGATTAATTACATTAAGAGAAAGATTAGAAGCCGATG